TTTTGAAATCCCTAAAATCACAGTTGTACCTGTGGTTCAAGAGGAAACTGAAGCCGATGCAATTATCGAAACAGGATTAACAAACTCATTCTTAACTGTAAACGTTAAGAAGTACGCTGGCGGACAAACATTCTCAGTTGAGTTGTTAGATCGCTCATCACCAGCATTCTTTGACGAGTTAGTCAAGCAAATGGAATTCGCTTACATCAAAGCAACAGACGTTGCAGTTATCGCTGGCCTAGTTGCTGGTGGAACAGATGGCGGAAACCGCACACTAGATGCAGCAGGACTTCTTGATTTCGTATCAGATGGATCTGTTTCAATCTACAAGAACACACTTGGAACAGCAACAAACATTCTAGTTTCACCAGAGCAATTTGGTGCAATCATGAACCTTGCTGACAATGGTCGCCCAATTTACCAAAACCTAATTGGCAACCAAAATCAAGGTGGAAATCTAACTGGTCAATCACTTGGCGGAAACTTGCTTGGATTAAACCTTCGAGTATCTCGCAACATGGCAGTTGGAGCACCAACAGCTGATGATTCACTTATCTTAATTAACCCAGATTCATACACATGGTACGAATCAGCACGCACCCGTCTACAAACCAACGTTGCCCTAAATGGTCAAATTGAGGTTTCTTACTACGGATACGGCGCACTAGCAACAAAGGTAGGCGCAGGCGCATACCGATTCATGGTTGCATAATCTAACAATCCAATAAGTGCCAGGGGTTGCTCCCGATCTCTGGCATCTTTGTAATGGGAGTTAAGGAGAAGACATGCCTAGCATTATTTCAGCAAGTGAGTTGAGAGCCGTGCTTGGTGTGTCTTCTGCCTTATATTCAGACAGTTATTTAAATGAAATTATCGATACCGCAGAAGGCGTGATCCTTCCAATGTTGGTTTCTTTTAAAAGCCCTATTCAAGAAGCTGCTTTAGAAGATAACGTAGCAACATTCACTACTTTAGGCATTCATGAATTCACTGAAGGTCAATCAGTCGTCATCGCAGGATGTGGAGCACCTTACAATGGAACACGCACAATCCTTGCAGATAATCTTGGACAATATACATTCTCATGCGCCATTACAAACGCAGATGTGGCGAGCGCAAATATCATCCCATCAGGAACTGCAACCCTTACAGCTGCTGCAACTTATGTTGGCAACCAACCAGTTCGTTCAGCGGTATTCGTAGTTTCTTTAGAAGTATTCCAATCTCGCCTTGCAGGAGGAGGTCAGATTGAAGGCGTAGATTTTACCGCTACTCCGTTCAGAATGGGCAGAAGTTTATTCAACAGATGCGTGGGCATATTAGGCGCATTTATAGATGTTGAAAGTATGGCTCAATAATGCCATCAACAATTTTATCTTCAGTTAGACAACCACTTGCAACAGCACTTGCTTCAGTAGCAGGAAATGTTTACAGTTTCGTTCCCGAGTCGGTTATCCCACCAGCAATCGTCTGCGTCCCAGACAGTCCATACCTTGAATTAGAAACAATCAGTAAATCTGCTATTCGTACAAAGATCAACATGACCATTTCAGTCGCAGTTGCTTACAACTCAAATCCAGCAAGCCTGGACAATATCGAGCAACTCATCCTAAGTGTTCTGGCAGTGATCCCAGCAGGATACATCGTCAGCTCGGTCGAAAGACCTACAGTTACACAAGTTGGAGCATCTACTTTGCTTATTAGCGATGTAAGAGTTTCTACCTACTACACACAAACCGCATAAAGGAGAATCATGGCAACCACAGTAATCACAGGTCGCGATATTTCTTTGTCTTTCACAGGTGGAACAGACATCGAAGCACAAGCGACAAACGCAGTTCTAACAAAAGAGTTTGATCGTCAAACTTACCAAACACTTGATGGCGAAGCCTACAAAGTGGTAAACACATCTGGCACATTCCAATTAGACATGCTTGCTGACTGGGGCAAGACCTCATCAGTTTGCGAGGCTCTTTGGACTGCTTGCGATACATCACCAAACGCAGAAATTTCAATTACACTTACAGCTGCAACTGGCGCACAATTCGTGTTCCCAGTATTGCCAGTTTACCCAACCGCAGGTGGCTCAGGAGTAGATGCTCAAACAGTATCTTTCACATTCCAAGTTGCACGTGGCGAAGTTACTGAAACCTTCAGCTAAAGAATAAAACGGGAGCAAACAAATGAAACTACCAATCACAATTGAATACAACTCAGGAGAGCAAGCCACATACATAGCCCAACCTCCTGAGTGGGCAAAATGGGAGAAGCAGACAGGAAACACGATTGGACAAGCCAAAGAAAAGATTGGCATGTGGGATCTTATGTTTTTGGCTTATCACGCCCATAAGCGTGCTATCGCTGGCGACAAACCAGTCAAGCCAATGGATGCCTGGATGGAAACAGTCGCAGACGTAATTGTCGGTGATGCGGATGACCCAAAAGTCACCCAGAAGGAAGCGTAAGCCGTTTACTTATTGCGGTGGCAATAGCCACACAAATACCAATGAGTGAATGGGAAAGCGCAGAAGATTTATTAACTGCAGTCGAGATTCTTAAGGAGCGTGGATAATGGCAGTCAGCACCGAGCCGTCAATCTTCTACTCTAAAAGAGAATTAGGTCAGATTGCAAAAGTATTGCGTACGATGAGCGATGTCGCTATTGCGGAAAGCAAGAAACGTGTGCAACAAATTGCAGATAAAGAATTAAGTGCTATTCGTGCAGTTGCTAGCGGTAGAGGCAAAGTTGCTCAAAGAATTGCCGATGGCGGTAAAGTAAAGAAATCATCTTTACTAGGTGAGATCCAATTTGGTTTTGCCTCACAAAGATTTTCTGGCGGTGCAACAACTCAATTTAATACACGCAACGACCAGCCAGGCAATCGCAAAGGTATTGGCGCAGCTACTGAGTTTGGATCTGCAAAATATCCACAGTTTCCAAGATGGAGTGGCCCTATGCCTAAAGGCCCTGGATCACGTGGATGGTTTATCTATCCAACAGTAAGAGCGTTACAGCCAACGATTATTAAAGAGTTTGAAGAAGTAATTTTAGAGATTAGAAAAGAGTGGACAGATGGCAAGTAGGACTTTAACGCTAGCCCTTGCAGCTGATATTGATGATCTTAAAAAAGGATTAAAAAAGGCTGACGATGAGATACAAACCTTTGGCGATAAGGTAAACACCTTTGGCAAAAAGGCTGCTGCTGCGTTTGCAGTTGCTGCTGCTGCTGCAGTTGCCTATGGCACCAAATTAGCCGTTGATGGCGTTAAAGCAGCCATTGAAGATGAGCAGGCACAGTTAAGGTTAGCCAAAGCATTACAGAGTGCCACAGGGGCAACACAGGCACAAATAAAGTCCACTGAGGACATGATCTTAAAGACATCCCTAGCCACTGGCGTAGCAGATGATGAACTTCGTCCAGCCATGCAAAGACTGGCAGTTTCTACAAAAGATGTTGGCGAAGCCCAAAGATTACTTGGCCTTGCTTTAGACATAAGTAAAGGCTCAGGCAAAAGTCTTGAGGAGGTGGCAAATGCGCTAGGCAAAGCCCAGGACGGGAATACAACTGCACTTGGCAGATTAGGATTAGGTTTATCTAAGGCTGAACTTTCAACACTTTCATTTACAGAAGTCCAGGCTAAATTATCAGAGTTGTATGGTGGCGCAGCAGCTGCTAATGCTGAAACCTTCCAAGGCAAGATCGATCGTTTAAAGGTTGGCTTCGATGAGGCTAAAGAATCACTTGGCACTGCATTACTTCCAACAGTTGAGAAGTTTATTGGATTTTTAAACACAAGTGCCATTCCATCATTAAATGCGTTTATTGCAGGATTAACTGGTGATGCAGGATTAGTTGCCGGACTTAATGAAAGCCAACAAGGCTTTGCAACCTTTGGCAAAGTAGTTGCAGCAACGGCTGGCATTGTTTCAGGATTTATTACCTTTATCAGAGAAGCAGTCGGACTATTAGTTGAATTTGCAAACCAAGCAATTAGAGCAATTAACATTATCAAGCCAGGCACAGATATTGGATACATTCCAAACCCATCACTTACTGGCACAATGACTGGTCAAACAGTTCCAACAATTGCCAGCACTCCTAATGCTAGAGAAAACCGCACCACAGTAAACAACATTACAGTTAAAGCACTTGATGCTGAAGGTGCTTCAAGAGCTGTGGCAAAGGTATTAACTCAATCATCAGCCAGATCAATTCCGGCTTTGGCGGGTTCAAGCGTTAGAGGCAATTAGTGAGCAACTTTGATCCACAATGGAAACTCACAATCAATGGTACTGATTACACTGATGTAACAATCTCAGATATAAGCCATCAATCCGGCAGAGATGATATTTACCTTCAGCCAAATCCTTCTTATATTGAAATTGCTTTGGTTGCTTTGAACAATCAAAATTATTCATTTGCCATTAACGATGCCTTAGCCTTACAAATCAAAGATAGCACTAACACTTATCAAACGATCTTTGGTGGCAACATCACAGACATAACCACATCAGTGGGAGCAACTGGATCAGTTGGCACAGTTTTCTCATATAACATTATTGCACTTGGATCTTTGGCTCGATTGGCTAAAACAATCAGCGAAGGAGTTTTAACTTCAGATCATGATGGAGATCAGATTTATGCCTTACTGACCGAGTTTTTGCTTGGTGATTGGAATGGGGTATCAGCTGCTCAAACATGGGCTACCTATGACGCAACCACAACTTGGGCAACTGCCGAGAATTTAGGTATAGGCGAAATAGATCGTCCTGGTCAATATGAAATGGTCAATCGTGGATCTAGTGCAGACACTATCTACAATATCGCAACACTTATTGCTAACTCAGGTTTTGGTTATTTGTATGAGGACAGTTCAGGCAACATAGGCTACGCAGACGCTTTACATCGCCAAAATTACCTATTAGCAAATGGTTATGTAGAAATTTCAGCAAATACTGCAATTGGTGCTGGTATTCAGACTACGACTAGGGCTGGCGATATTCGCAACGACATAACTTTGAATTATGGCAACAGTTTCAATAATAGCGAAACTTTAGTAGATGCAACAAGCGTAGATATTTATGGTTACAAATCAGAAGCAATTAACTCAACAATTAAAAACGCCACAGATGCTGAAGATATTGTTCAAAGATATATAGACCTTCGAGCCTATCCAAGAGCCAATTTTGAGAGCATCACATTCCCATTAACTAACCCAGAATTAGATGATACAGATCGAGATGCTTTATTGAATATTTTTATGGGTCAGCCAATATCCATAACCGATCTTCCAGTGCAAATCAATGGAGGCAGTTTTCAGGGTTATGTTGAAGGCTGGTCATGGAGCACATCATTTAACCAATTATTCTTAACTATAAATTTGAGCCCTACAGAGTTTAGCTC